CGTCTCGTACGCGTGAGGGGCTTGTGGGATGTCGTGGAGGCGTCTAAAATTGAGGCGCGGACTGTGCCATAAATTAATGGAGCATAAAAGCCTTGTCAGTAATCACGTACGACAGGGGAGCGTGATACACGGTTCCGCGCCTACTGATATCTTTGGATGTCATGTTGTACATGGTTTACATAGATATCAAGTTCGTATCTATCTTGCCACTCAATAGATACAAAGTTACTATAAAGCCAAGCTGGGTTATGGTTTGCGCGCCTATAAGAATCTTAGATTGACCACCCCAGCCCCAATGGCTTCGGTGTGCGTTGTGCGCGCGTGTAATTGTCAAAGGCAGCCCCCTCGAAGCCGCCAACCATTTTCCTGAGGTCAAGCATATGGTATTCGCCGGAAGATTAGCAGAAGAAGAAATAGACCAATTGGCCCACGAACAAGAGCAAGGACTTCACGGAGTATGGCTTTACAAAGCTCAACACTGCCCCATGAATAATCAGCAAGGTCATGAGTACATACCTATCAACTGGCAAATCACGCCGAAAACCAAGCATGTCTCAACGTTGATGTGTACTCGATGCTTCCATGAATTAAATATCTCAGAAGCATTCGAGAAGAGGTCTAAGCTTTAGGTGGTTTCTCACCCGTGAACTTGTAGTATGCTGCAAGGGCTTTGTCTTTGGTTGCCGCACCCTTCTCGGTATTGTAGAGAGGCTTGTAAACATCCCAAAGGTCATTTGGGTCAATAGAGCGAATGCTAGCCTTACGAAATTTATATAACAAAGCGCAGCAAACAGTTGCTAATTTCAAGTCAGTTACTATTTCGATGGGGTCTGGCAGTCTATGCACACCAAGATTGATGGAGAGAAGATTGACAATATCGGGCTTTCTGAGAATGTAATTAAACCATAAATCAGTAAATGTATTAGGCTCCAACTGATAGATACCCAAAGCAGGGCCTTTAACTTGCTTGACATAGGTCCCTCCCGAAGACTCAGCCGCACACGTAAAAACTAGTAATTCTTTTAGTTCAATGTCACGAAATTGTAACGCTTCTAAAGCGGGGGTTAGAATATCGGCGCGAAATTGGGTAATATCAAACATAGAAATCCTTATAATGGGTTGATGTAAGTATAGACTATAAAGCCAAAAGGATGATAATGAAACAAATGAGCCCGAAGCAAATCTATCAAAAACTAAAGAAAGGAAAAATAAAGTATGATGAGGAAAAACACCCGCTCATGTTACTTGAGATACTTTCAGCCAAGTGGAGAATAGGAGCATTTTGCATCGAAGCATTAATTGATGAGGCCACATTCTATCGCTGGGTTAACACACACCCCATGTTCAAGATGTGCTATGGTATAGCACAGTTACTTGCACATGAAGCATGGGAAAAAGAAGAAGAAGATAATGAAGGCAATGAGGACTGGGATAGGAAAACATGGATTCAGCGAGGTTGTCGCTACTTCGCAAGAGATAAAGCAAAATTAAAATTAGAAGTAGATGCCATGGCAAGTCCGTGGGAACAATACCAACAAATTCTGAAGCAAGCAGAGAAGGGAGACTTCAATGCCTCCGAGATAAAACAACTGATGGAATCAATTAATGTTGGCACAAGAGTATATGAAACATTCAAATTACAAGTAGATTTTGATACGATGAAGGAAGACTTCAACGAAATGAGTCAGAGACATGGCAACACTGAGGTCACAATTAATAAAAATGAGGACGCTGATAAAATTACCCTATCAGATAGTATTTGTCGACAGAGAAATACATAAAGCTGAATTTAAAGAGAAGGTAATTTACATACATATTACAATTTAAAGGATAATCATCATGAGTCGTTTATCAAAAGCATTAGGATGGGATGACCAATCTAAATTACGCGAACAAACGATGCGCGCCGCCAAAGAACAAATTGGATATTATCAGGCAGCTAAAGAAGAGCTGATTAAATCTCGAGCCGATACAGAAGAACAGAAGAAAAATCAGCGAAACAAAATTGGCGAGAAAGAGATTCGCGCTCGTAATCGCACATATAAGCGCGCTGGTTTTATGCAGGAACCTGCAACAGCACCACAAGAGCAGTTAGGTTAAACAACTAAGGCGCCAAACATGTCGAACAAACCAGCGGATGTCGGCCCAGATGTTCAGTCTGCGGCAGCTCAAGAACTGCTTATGCAATTTCTCAAGCGTCAGAAAAAGGCTCAGGGAATTGCCTATCTTTGGGCAAGTCTTCTTGAGGCTTGTTATTATTATGCTATCCCTCAGCGCAATCGCTATTGGAGGCCTAAGCAGTTTCAAGGAGAACAGCGAGGAAGCAGACTGTACGATACAACCGCAGTAGAGGCCACCAAGACATTCGTCTCTAAACTACATGATGCAATGACCCCACCGGGTGTTCAGTGGGGGTACCTGATGCTGGATGGTAACTATACGTCAGAGAATATAGTTGAGGTAGAGCAAGCACAGCTGGCACTAGATGATTACATGCGTAAGTTATTCAATTACATCCACGCTTCAAACTTCGATGTTGCGATTAATGAATGCTACTTTGACCTAGCTATTGGAACATCTTGCCTGATTGTGAATCAGAAAAACGATGAGCACCCCCTGATATTTACTTCTGTACCCATGGACATTCTATCAATTGAAGAGGCAATGACAGGACGTATTGAATCATGGTATAGAACATGGCAAGACACCAAGATTAATGAAATCACGCAGCGCTGGCCTAAAGCTATTATTACCCTATCTATGGAACAAGATATGATTCAGGATAGAGACGCAACAATATCTAAAATATATGAAGGGGTAATGTATAAGCCAGAGCTTGGATCTAAACCTTATTGCTATATGGTGACGACAGATATGGATATTCTATTCATAGAATACCTTGAGTCTAATCCAGGTATTGTCTGGAGGTTCCAAAAAACAAACAATGAAATATTCGGCAGGGGGCCAGTAGTCGATGCGTTACCTAGTATTATTAGTTTGCAAGAAATGGCACGAGTGGAGCTCGCTAGCGCAAATCTCAACACGTTCCGTCCGTATATGGGTTTCAGTGATAGCGTTTTTAATCCTCACACTTTTAAACTTGAACCATTTACTATTATACCTATTGCTCCAATCGGTTCTGGTGGTCAATTTCCTTTACAGCCACTCCCAGACTCATCGAGCCCACAATTCGCCCAGCTAACCATTGCTGACTTGCGTTATCAGATTAAGCAATTGTTATTCAGTGATGACCAAGAGAATGCAGCCCAAGAAAGTAAACAACCTGAAACAGCTACGGCAATCCAAGTTGAGAAGCAAGACCTTGCGCAACGTATTGGCCCATTGTTCAGTCGTCTTCAGCAGGAGTTCTTATGGCCTTTGATTAAGCGCGTGTCATATATTCTTGATAAGATGGGCTTGCTTCCTATGCCCAAGATTGACGGAAAACTCGTTCAATTCAAATACAAGTCACCTCTCGCACTTGCCAAAGGACAACAAGAGATAGCGCGACTCACCAATTGGGTTCAGTTGATGCAAGGTATGTTTGGTCCTCAGGTCACGCAACTCTATATCAATCCAGATACAGCACCCTGGGTCATAGCAGAGCAAATGCAAGTTGATAAACGCTACCTTAACACCCCAGAGGGTGTAAAGAAGGCTACTCAGGAGCTGCAAGAGCAAGGTGCTCAAGCACAGGCGGAAGCCAAGCAAGATGGTGGTCAAGGTGAAACGCCACCACCAGCGCAACAATAAAAAATATGGAGAGCAATATTGAGTGATGTAAAGAACCCATACATTGAACCTGAAAATTATTTCGAAGGGTATCAGGATAGCATAGAGAAGATGAAAGAGCGCCCTGAGTTTGTTGAGTTCGATAAACTATGCCACTTGGTTTTCGGAACACCTGACGGTAAGCATTTAATGAAAGAGATTGAACGCCGATATCTTCTACCGGCCTTATGCTCGCCAACAGTACCAAATTATCAGACCATGGTAATTTACACTGAAGGATTCAAGGATGCATTCAGGTCGATAAAGAGTGTGATTCTATCTCATGAACAACGAATCAAAGCGGAGAATACACCTAAATGACGACAAGCATTGACCCAGCTTACACAAGTGAATCACATGAAACTGCCAGCTCCAGTGCGGGTTGGTGGATAGATGAAGGCGTTCCCGGCACAGGAGATAGGCCGGAATGGTTGCCAGAGAAGTTTAAGTCTGTCGCTGATATGTCAAAGAGTTATGGCGAACTTGAAAAACGAGTTGGCTCCGCTCCAAATGAGTATGATACATCGAAGGGTGCTAGCTGGATTGAACCAGATTACGCACCCATTCAAGACATGCTTGAGTACGCTAAGAATAAGCATGTTCCACAGGACGTAATGGACAAGATGTTTGAGTCTGTTGGAAAGTACCTAGATGAATTCAAGGTTGATTACGATGCTGAAAGAGCGAAGCTCGGAGATAAGGCAGAAGAGCGTTTACAAGTTATAGACAATTGGGCTAAGGCTAACTTTAGCGCAGAAACCTATGACGCTCTGACAAACAATTTACGGACTGCAGATGCCATTAAAGCCATTGAAGAGGTGAGAAATAAAATGAATTCCAATGCTACGATTATCCCAAGTACAACCCATGACTCAAACGCAAGCGCTCCTTCACTCCAAGAAATACAAAGTGAGATGAATAAGAACCTTGACCGCTATAAAACTGAACCAGCTTATCGCCGTGAGTTACAAGCGAAAATGGAATTGGCTTCTAAGGCATCAGGGTATCAAGACAAACAAGCCTACTAACCATATTGTTGCTATCAATAAAATGGTGTAGCATTGTTCTCAACACTCAGGAGAACTTTAGGCGAGGCCCTTAACTGGAGAACCTCAAGCGCTGACAAGCCCTATATCGTGGATATTAATTTATTTAACTTTATAGGGGACTTCAAATGTCAACTTCTCTTACAGCCGTCCAGCAAATTGAGTATGATGCTCTGGTAAAAGCTGAGTATCATTCTCGTGGTTTTTTATTGCGTGATTCCGTTCGTATGAAATACGATGTCATCGGCGCTTATGTTAACTTCCGTAAAGTAAATCAAGTAATCTCTGTACCGACCGCATACTTGCAGTCTGTCGTGATTCAAGACCCCGGTTACACAACTGAAACTGCTACCCTTCAAAAGTTCACCACTCCAACTGCGGTGGATAGTGTTCAGGAATTAACCGTTAACTTCGACACCAAGATGGAAAATGCCTTGTTGGTTGCTGAAGCAATGGGTCGTCGTTCTGACCAAATCATCATCAATGCTGTTGCCGCTGACGTTGGCAATACAATTGTTGATGGTGGTACGAACTTCACTTACGTTAAATACACTGAAATGATGCAATTCTTCGAAAACCATGGTGTGCCTTTAGGCGACCGTTTCGTAGCTATGTCAGCATCTATGTTCCAAAGCTTATTGCAAGCTGACCAATTCGTTTCTACCTTCTACACACAAAACCGTGTATTAGACAGAGCGATGGTTAAAGAGTACTTAGGCTTCAACCTAGTAATCATCCCACAAATGACTGAGGGCGGCTTACCATACAATAGTGGTACTGGCGTTCAAACAGCATTGGCTTGGCATAAAATGTCAACTGGTATGGGTATCGGTCATGACTTCAGAACTGAAATCCATTACTTGCCTCGTGAGACTTCTTGGCTGATTAACGGCGTATTCAGCGCGGGCGCTGTGGTCATTGATGACCGCGGTACTTTGGCAATCAATTGTGTCATCACAACCATCTAAGGAGATGAGCCATGGCTTTTCAATTATATAACTGGTCAGAGGTATCATCCTCACTGAACCAAGGTATCATCACCGCGGCTATAGCAACACCGTCTAGTGATTCAAATACCCAACAAGGCGCAATGAACGTGTTCTCGTACTTCAGTCCAACTGACAGTATTGCCACTATCTCTGCTTCTGGATACTTTTTGCCTGTAGTAATCGACTTGCTCGTTTACGACATTATCTTAGTAACTGGCTCAGATGGTAATGCAATCCTTCAAGTACTGACTTCAGTTCCACCTAGTGATATTTCTGCTGGAAGCATCACTACTGGCAACTACTTGAATCCTTCGTTGATTGAGTACGTAACCACTACAACTATCTCTAATGCGCAATTGTTGGCGTTGTATGACACTCCTGTACAGTTGGTTCCTGCTCAAGGTGCTGGTAGCTTAATCCTAGTTGACAAGATGGTATTAGATTACCACTACTCAACTGCGGCAACTGCTGCTGGTGGAGCGATTGGTGCTCAGTACGCTAATACCGTTCACGGTGCTGGTGTTGCTGCTACCGCTACAATTGCTGCTGCTACATTAAACGGCTTCACAGCAAATGCTCAGATGACCGTTGGTAGTGTGGCTGTAGCTCAGGTTAATACTGCTGTTGAAAACATCGGTATCTTCTTGAGTAATGCTACAGCGGACTTCACTACTGGTAGTGGTACTGCTATTGTTTACACTTACTATCGAGTGTTGAGTCCTGCATAAGGAACCTAGATGGCTACTACGAAAGAAATAATCATATCCAATGCAGTGGCCCTCTTGGGCCACAAACCAATCAATACTCTTGATAACGCAGATGCCATGGTGACTGCCGCAGTTCAGGCGTATGAGATGTTACTCCCTTGGATTTTATCCAATAACAATTGGCGCTTTGCAGTAGCGATTAAACCATTAGTCCAGTTAGCTGAAATACCACCTTCCCCATGGGGTTCGGTATATCAGCTACCTTCTGGCTTCCTAAAGCTATTAAGGCTTTACCCGAATATCTATACCTTTGACCTGTACAATAATAATAGACTGTACACGGTTCTTAGGAATAATTACTTCCCATGCGAATGTGATGGCAGCCCACCGCCCCCACCTCCACCACCACCTTTAAATCCATGTCAGTACCGAGGATATATTCCCTTGAGTATCGAGTATGTATTTGAACCTGAGGTTGCTCAATTGCCTCCTCGATTTGTGGTGTACTTCGTTCATGAGATAGCGAATTACTTAGCGCTTTCCAATGCCCAAAGACCTGATTACGCTCAATACCTGAAACAGCAAACTCAGTATCACTTTGCAATGGCTGCTGCTAATGAAGCTCAAAATAGACCTCAATACTCACAAGTGCTGTTCCCTGTATTAAACAACCGTAATATCGGAGGTTTCGTCGGTAACTCATCTGGTCAGGGGTAATTATGTCACAGGTTTTATGGTCACAGGATATATTTACGAAGGGTGAAATATCACCGCTGATGTATGCGCGGGTTTCCGTATCTCCATATTATAATGGGCTGAAGACCGCGACGAATGTTATTACATTCCCACAAGGTGCGGCTGGAAAGAGATTTGGAACATATTACCAGAGCACTATAGCTGGCGTTACGAATGCCAATCAGATTTACTTTCAATCCATGCAATACCTTAATGAATGCGTATATTTAATTGTCTTCATTCCGGGGTTTGTGAATATTTACCTTGAAGGAAATCTAGTCCAGCAAATTTCTAACTCACCCATTACGGAAAACCTAATTCGATTACTAGACCATACCGTTTTGGATAATATATTTCGAGTCACTTGCGGATTAATTGCTCCACAGGATGTTACTCGCGCACCTGATTCACCAGATACGATTACCGCTTTTGATACCGTTGCAAACACAATTACGCTGACAAGTGGATACACGGCTGGATATGTTTATCCAGTTCGATTTAGTTTTACGCCCGGAGATGGCAATTCGTTATTTACCTCAAACCCACAAGTTTTATCAAATAAGACTTACTTCGTATATATGGTAACGTCTACGCTAGCACAGATTTATTATACGGCTCCAGATGCAAAAGCCCAGCTTAATCCTTTCCAAATACTTACATCCGGAGTAGGTGCTCAGCAAGCTACGATTCTTAATACATGGACTATCGCGCAAGCATCCATTATTACCTATCCGGTCTTTGACTTTACAGGTGGCCGCTATTGGCAGAAAAGCACATTCACTGTTAGCGCTTTGACAGGAAATGCCATTAACTTAACGTTCGCTGCTGGGGGCGGAGATACATTCCAATTTACAGCCGCTTATGTTGGTGGTGTATTCTTTGCACCTGATAGAGGGAGAGGAAGAATATTATCGATTACTTCCACTACAGTCGCAGTTATTGCTTCAATTGCCCCCTTCTCACAGACAACGGCTTACTTAGGCTCTATGAACTTATCGGTCACAACACCCGCATGGAGTGATGCCGCAGGATGGCCAAGAGTCTGTTCTTCATTTCAGAATAGGGCTTTCTTTGCAAATACCGATTTATTGCCTAACGGCCTATGGGGCTCAGTAGTCAATGACTATGATAATTTTGATGACTCAGAAGTTGATGCTGATAATGCAATTTCATGGTATCCAACGTCTGACGATATCAATTTTATTCGATTTATAGTACCATACCGCTCGCTGACGATTCATACCAATTCAGGAGTGTTTAGTACTCCACTTAGCGTGGAAATTGCGATAACACCCCTAAACTTCAGCCTAACAATCCAAGACTCCACACCGGCTGAAGCTGTTCAGCCAAGAGGTATAGACAATCAAATCGTCATTCTGTCGGGCAATGATGCTCACTCGCTATTATGGGATGGTTTCAACAACGCATATCAGTCTAATATTATCTCCGTTGCGAACGAACAGCTTATACGTAATCCAGTCGATGAGGCTGCTTTCGTTGACCTTACCAGAGCAGGTTCTCGGTACATGCTTATTGTCAATACTGATGGTTCATTGGCAATTTACCAAACTCTCATATCCGAAGATGTTCAAGGATTTACTCCTGCTATCTTGGAGCAGACTTATGGGA